GCACAACAACAGGTCCTTCTCTCGCAACCCTGACCACACTGTTAAGGTCAACAGGCCAAAAAAGAAAAAGTAATGTCTATCCTAACTAGCTACCAATGGACCGGCAGGTTCAAACCCTTCGCCCACCAGAAAGAAACATCGGACTTCTTGGCGCATCGTAGGCGTGCTTTTTGCTTTAACGAGCAAGGCACGGGCAAGACCGCGTCCGTTATCTGGGCTGCCGACTACCTGATGAAGCAGGGTAAGGTTAACCGCGTCTTGGTTATCTGCCCCCTGTCTATCATGAAGTCAGCGTGGCAGCAGGACCTGTTCAAGTTTGCCATGCACCGCAGTTGTTCGGTGGCCCACGGGGATGCCAAGCAGCGCAAGAAGATCATCGCAGCTGGTTCGGAGTTCGTCGTTATCAACTTCGACGGGCTCGCCGTGGTCAAGGACGAGATCATCAAGGGTGGCTTCGACCTGATCGTGGTGGACGAAGCCAACGCCTATAAGAACCCTCAGACCAACCGCTGGAAGGTGCTCAGGGACGTAGCCGCCACAGCCAAGGGCCTTTGGATGCTGACCGGAACCCCGGCAGCGCAGTCCCCGCTGGATGCTTACGGCCTAGCCAAGCTAGTAAACCCGGACAATACGCCCAAGTACTACGGCCAGTTCCGGGATCAGGTTATGTACAAGGTCACCCAGTTCAAGTGGGTAGCCAAGCCGGGATCACAAGATACGGTACATCAGGTACTTCAGCCCGCTATCCGGTTCGAGCGCAGCCAGTGCCTAGACCTGCCAGCTGTTACCCACGTAGAACGCGAAGCCCCGCTTACCCCGCAGCAAGCCAAGTACTACAGCCTGCTTAAGGATAAGATGACTATGCAAGCGGGTGGGGAGTCCATTACCGCTGTTAACGCAGCCACTAACATTAACAAGCTACTCCAGATTAGCGGCGGTGCGGTCTATACAGATACTGGCGAAGTCGTCGAGTTCGACGTTAGCAACCGGCTGAACGCTGTTCTTGAGGTGATCGAAGAGTCCAGCCACAAGGTGTTGGTGTTCGTACCCTTCACACACACTATAGAGCTACTCAAGGCTACGCTCGACAAGCACGGCATCAGCAACGACGTTATCAACGGTAAGGTCTCGGTAAACAAGCGCAGCGACATAGTTACGCGGTTCCAGAACAACCCAGACCCCTACGTGCTTATCATCCAGCCACAGGCCGCATCCCACGGATTGACGTTAACGGCAGCGAACACCATCATCTGGTATGCCCCGGTGACCAGCGTTGAGACTTACTTGCAAGCCAATGCACGTATCAATCGTCCGGGCCAGCACAACCCCATGACCATCGTGCACATTAAGGGTAGCGAGATCGAAAGCCGCCTGTATAGTATGCTCCAGAACAACATCACCAACCACGAAAAGATAATTGACCTGTACCACCAAGAACTTTCTAATTTGCCTTGACTATGTCAAATACATAGATAGATTGTCGGGCCACGAGGAGCAACCATGACCGATACCTTAGAGACCAAGAAGCCAGATACGACTATCGAAGAGATGGTTGGTATCTACATTAAAATCCGTAACCGGATCGAAGAGACTGAGGAGCGCCACAAGTCGGAGCTCGAAAAGATCAAGGAAGAATACGACATCGTTAGCCAGCACCTGCTGGGCATTTGTAACGAACAGAACCTAGATAGCATCAAGACCCCTGCGGGCACTGTTTCTCGCACCATCACTTCTCGCTACTGGGCCAGTGACTGGGATCAGATGTATTCTTTTATCAAGGAACACGACGCCCCGCAGCTGTTGGAGCGGCGTATCCACAACGGGAACATGAAGCAGTTTCTAGAAGAAAACCCTGACATGCTGCCTATCGGACTTCAGGCAGAAAGTCGGTACACGATCAGAGTCCGCAAACCTACAGCTAAGTAAGGAACTACTATGACTAATCTAGCAATCTTTAAGAACCAGACTGCCATCTCGGACGGTGTGCAGCGTGAGCCTAGCGAGTTCGCTAAGGCTACTATGGGCGGCAACAACTACCGGCGTATTCAGGCGAACACCAACGGTACCTTTAAGCGCATCGTCAACGGTGAGCAGGTCGGTAACGCTGTCCGTGGTGAGATCAACGTTATTATCATCGCGTGGTTGAACGGCATCTCCCGTACTTTCTACAAGGAAAAGTATGACCCCAAAAAGGAAGCGACCCTGCCTGATTGCTGGTCTAACCTTGGTGACGCACCGGAAGCCGCTGCGGCTAACAGGCAGAGTACAAGCTGCATGACCTGCCAGCAGAACGTTAAGGGCTCCGGGGATAACGGCGGCAAGGCGTGTCGGTTCCAGCGTCGTATTGCAGTGCTCCTAGCTAACGACCCAACGGGCGAAGTCTACCAGTTTAACGTCCCAGCTAAGTCGCTGTTCGGTGCTACTATCGGTAATAAGCATGGGTTCGTAGGGTACAAGAAGTTCCTCGACGCCAACAATGCGTTTATGGATAACGTGGTCACCACTATTAGCTTCAATAACGACGCTGATACTATGGAGCTTCAGTTCTCCCCCCTACAGCTTACCACTGACGAAGAGTACCTTATGGTTCGGGAAGCGCAGAAGCGCCCGGAAACCAAGGCGTATATTACGCTGACGGTAGCCCAGACGGACGGTGTGAAGAAGCAGCCGCCCGCTGTTGAAGCCAAGCCTAAGGTTATTCCTGAGTTTGAAGTAGAAGCCGACGCCCCGGTTGAACCCGTCAAGCGTCAGTCTAAGAAGCAGGAAGCCGCACCAACCCCCAAGAAGGACATTGCGTCCGTGGTCAGTGACTGGGCTGAAGACTGATAACCATGATTTATGGCTATAGTGCGAGGCTGATAAACTTAAACAAGAAGGCAGACGCACGGCTGCTTGGTGTGCGACTGGGTAGGGCTTGTATGAAAAACAATGTCCCTGTGTCCCAAGTCGCCGCTAAGCTGAACGTCAGCAGACAGACGGTTTACAATTGGTTTTGCGGGACACATAGTCCTAAACCTGCGGTAAGCCGACAAGTTCTGGCCTACTACACCCACATCACCACCTCCAAATAACAGCGTCTAACAAACCCCCTAGTGGCCGGAAGTAAGAACTTCCGAATGAGAACTCATGTCCGATTTTGATCTCCTTAGCGCCGTGCAACCTACTGAAGGGTGGTTTGCTGTTATAGGGATCAAGGACAAGGCCGTAGTCCAGAAGTTTACACAGGACAGGGAAGAAGTAGACGTAATAGCCGCTGAGTTCATGGCGCAGGAGCGCAACGTATTCTTCGGTGTTGCCAAGTATAATGAAGCCGGTAGCCGCAAGAAGGATAACGTCAAGGCGCTTAAGGCGTTCTGGCTGGACATAGATTGTGGGGAGGCCAAGGCCCGAGTTGACGAGAAGACTGGCAGACCTGACGGGTACATCGACCAGACTACAGCACTAGGGGAACTAAAGCGGTTCTGTAAGCTGGTTGGTTTACCCAAGCCTATCCTCGTCAACTCGGGCCGAGGCGTCCACGTATACTGGGCGCTGACCGAGGAGATTACCCGGGAACAATGGGAGCCTGTGGCTGACCGGCTACGGGAGCTCTGCAATACCCACGAACTATACGTTGACCCAGCAGTCTTCGAAGTAGCTCGCGTACTGCGTATTCCCGGCACATTGAACTTCAAGGACGACCCGGCGACGGAGGTGGTGGTTCTCAGTGAAGGTGCCCCCGTAGAGTTTGGGAAGTTTAAGGCTATCCTAGGCGTACAGGACGAAGCCCCGTCGCTGGTTACCCCACCGGAACGCGAGATTAGCGAGTTCGCTAAGGCTTCGCAGGAGAACATTAGCAAAAGTTTTGCCAAGATCATGCGCCGCAGCGAAAGCGGCAATGGATGCCAACAGCTGTGGGACTGCTACGAGAACCGCGCCACGCTATCAGAATTGCGCTGGTTTAACGCTCTGTCTGTAGCCAAGTTCTGTACCGATAAAGACACCGCTATACATACCCTGTCTAAGGGTTACCCCGACTACGCACCAGATAGGACTGAGCAGAAGATACAGCACATCGGTGGCCCGCACGGGTGCAAGGAGTTCGAGAAGAACAACGCGGGTGGCTGCAAGGGCTGTCAGTTCAAGGGCAAGATTACCGGCCCGATCATGCTGGGCAAGGAACTAGCAGAGGCCACAGACGCTGATAACACCCTTGTCGAGGATACCAACGACGGTACGCAAGGTAAGACTTACACCATACCTAAGTACCCCAAGCCATATGCACGTGGGGTAAAGGGCGGCATCTATCTTGTTAAGAAAGACGAGGAAGCCGAGCCTATCCTTGTCTACCACAACGACCTGTACGTAGTGAAGCGTATGGTGGACCCACAAGAAGGCGACGTAGTGGTCATGCGACTGCACACGCCTTGCGATGGGATAAGAGAATTTACAATCTCGAATAAGATCGTAATGAAGAGAGACGAACTAGGCGGCGTACTGGCCGCACGGGGTGTGGTGTGCCCGTCTAAGCAGTTCACCATGGTTATAGATTACGTAATAGCGTCAATTAACAGTATGCAAAACAGAGGAAAGGCAGAACAAATGAGACTTCAATTTGGTTGGGCTGACAACGACAGCAAGTTCATCATCGGAGACAGAGAAATTAGCGCGGACGGGACGTACCATAGCCCGCCGTCGTCTGTTACCAAGAAGCTAGCCGAGTGGATGGTACCCACGGGCAGCTTGGATAAGTGGAAGGAAGTCTTTAACCTGTACGGTAGGCCGGGTCTGGAGCCCAACGCCTTCGCCGCCCTGTCGGCCTTTGGTTCTCCGCTGCTCAAGTTCTTGGGGCAGAGCGGCGTTATCATCAACCTGATTAACTCCCGTTCGGGCACGGGCAAGACCACTGCCCTGCACATGAGCAACAGCGTCTACGGCCACCCTAGGCTACTATGCGCGGTCAAGGCGGATACTTTGAACGCCAAGATCATGCGTCTGGGTCTTATGAATAACCTGCCGTTTGCCGTGGACGAACTGACCAACATGAGCGCCACAGACTTCTCTGAACTGGCCTATTGCATGTCCCAAGGGCGCGGCAAGGACCGGCTCAAGCAGTCTACGAACGAAATGCGCCTCAACCTGACTTCGTGGGCTTGTGTATCGCCGTGTAGTTCTAATGCGTCGTTCTACGAAAAGATGTCGTTGGGTAAGCGCAACCCAGACGGCGAGATGATGCGCCTTATAGAGTACAAGGTTGACTACAGCGATGCGATTGACCCGGTGGTAGCCAAGCAGATGTTTGACCATCAGCTTATAGAGAACTACGGCCACGCTGGGCTTATCTACGCAGAATGGTTGGTGAAGAACCTAGAGGAAGCCAAAAGCATCCTGATGGCTACCCAAGCCAAGATTGACCGGGAACTTAAGCTGACACAGCGCGAACGTATCTGGTCTGCTGCCTTGGCCGCTAACATTACGGGGGGCAGGATCGCCAAGCGCCTTGGTCTGATTGACTGGGATATGAAGGCTATCTACCTGTGGGCCACCAACATGCTTGCGGATATGCGAGATGACGTAGCGCCGCCTATAAGCAACGTGTCTGCGGTTATCGCAGAGTTCTTGAACCGCCATATGCAGAACTATGTCGTTGTGAAAAGCGAGCTAGATGGAAGGACTGGGTTTGAACCGCTACCCACGTTGGAGCCCAAGGGCGAGCTTATGGTCCGACAGGAACCGGATACCAACAAGATGTTTATCTCTATCAAGCCGTTCAAAGAAGACTGCGTGAAGTACCAGATCAACTACAAAGAAACGATCAAAGAACTCAAGGCCAAGGGCATTATGCTCAAAATGGAGAACAAGCGGCTGTCCAAGGGCATGCAGATCGTTACACCTTCTGTGTATTGCATGACGTTAGATATGCTGCACCCAGAGTTTGCGTCTAGGACCCCTTTCACAGAAGCTGAAAATGCAGCTGGAGAAGGTTAACTACGACATAAATTGGAAGGCGTTTAAGCGTGGGTGGTCTTTCTTCCTACCGTGCTTGGACCCGGTGCGCGCCAAACGGGAATTACTTTGCACTACAAACCGCCTACGAATAAAAGTTCTTACTAAAGTGGTTATCGTAGAAGGTATAAGGGGCTTGCGCGTCTGGCGCATGTAAGGTAGTTTTACCACGAGAGTTGCTCCTCTCATTGGTTGGTGTTGGTCTGACTGGACCCCCGCTGGGAAACTAGCGGGGGTCTTTTTATTCTGCATCGTCGCTCTCGTCGCTCAAAGCTTCCGCCGTAAAGCCTCTGTAACGCTTGCTTGGTTGGACACCAGATATAGCCCCGGCGCGGCCCGTAGCGCGGCTCTTTAGCGAAGCTCGTATTTCTGGACCTGTAATAGGTATGAGCGGGTTCTTTTCGTTGAACTTATTCAGGTCGTCCATTGCGCTCTCGTAGGCATTATCATTGCCCGAGCTAAGCGCACGATCAAACTTGTCATACACTTTTGCGCGGTCTGCCTCTATTTCCTTAGCAGCAGTGTTGAGCTGGAACGTAATACGCTGCAACTCATCTAGGTCCGTAATGCCAAACCCAGCGGCCTGTTGGAGCAGCATACCCGTGGTAAACCATTCCCGGTCTTTGATCTCGGCCCCTTGGCGGGTCAGGTTACCCTCTGTCGCAAAGCGTAGGGCACGCAACGGGCCACGGAACAACGACGGCACCATCTGCTCTGCGCCTCGGAGGAAGTCGCCCTTATAGAAGTCTTTTATACCCGACTGCATCTGCGTGACGAGACCACCGGAAGGGCCGGAAGCAAGGTGGAATATGACATCTTCAAACGCATTACGGTCTGTTATATCCGGGGCGTCATCTGCGAAGAACACGCTGTCAAGCGGGATCGCTTTCTGGAATGGAAGGTCTATACGGACAGATTGGCTAAAGTCCGCCCCAGTTAGCGCCGATATAGGACCGGAATAGATACTGCTCATAAGCAAGTCAGCTGATTTTTTGTCTAGACCGAAGGTCTTAGCCAACCCGCTACCCGGGCCAAAATACATAGGCAGGAAGTACTTTTTGAACCATGCGTCTGCATTGCGGTGAAGCAGGGGGTTGCTCTCGTCGCCGTCGTCGTCCTCGTTCATGGTAAGACCGAAGGCGCTCAACAGGCCCATAGTCGTCCCATACAGCCAGCCCATACCCTGCACACCGCCGAACATGGCGGTCATACCCAGTGTACCAAACAGCTTAGTAGCAGCTTCTTTGCGCTCGGCCTTGTCCAGCCCCCTAAACATCGTGTGCGCGTTGCGTAGGATATAGGACGTAAAGAACGTGGAGTAGGAGCTGAACTGAGTAGCAAACTTCGCTGAGGCGGCGCTTGCGCCATGCCCGGTACCGCCGGTCAGAAGCTCAGACTTGTTCCACTGAGCATAATTAAACATCGCGCCGTTGGTAATTCTGAGCGCGGAGTTCTTAGCTATCTGTACGGCTTCATCATGTGTAAATTTCTTGGACTTAATGGCGTTCGTGTACTCGATCTCTGCTGTAGTCATAGCAACAAGCTGCCGAGAACGGCTTTCCACCATCTGGAACATGCTCGTCATCCAGTTAAGCGCCGTCGAGGTCCCCTTGCTAACCTTAGACCACGAGTCTTTTGCATACTCAGCTGACGGTTTACGCGCTAGAGAGCCCATATCAGCTGTATAAGTTGTCGAAAAACGACCTTCTTCCTCAAACGCCTTATAGATATTACCTAGGGCTTCACCCAGTCTTGGCGCAGCACTATTCTTCTTAGCGGCAAAACCGGCCCCTATCTTATCTTTGCTACCTACGCCGAACACGATACCGAGATTCTTAGACAGGGCCGCGCTTGCGCGGGTATACCCCAGCGAAGTTCCATCAGGCATTTTAAGTTCCGCTGCCATAGCAGGCATAGCAACTACCGGTACCTGTACGAAGTTTATGATCGCGGTCTTGGGGGATGTAAGCATCCACACCCACACAGCTTTATTGCCGTTCTGTGCAAGGCTGTCCCAGATCGTGGCCTCTGTAATTGGGTCCGTAATACGCGCAGCGCGGGCGGCCATAGTGTCTACGAACGGCATCAGATAGTCGCTATCCGCACGGCCACGCGCCGCTTCGTACATACCACCTATGATGTTGCTTATCTGGTTACGGTACGCCAAACGCGACATATGGGCAGCGCCAGCTATGGCCCTAGCTGAGAACACACGGTTTATGTCCGTGCTAAACCCTATGGGGCTGTCCCCTGTACGGGGTGCCCAGTGCCGCGCAACGTCTGCTCCGCCCATAGAGTCCATATACAACTGGAATACGCTGTCTGCGATTTCTTCTTTCGCGTTCTTATTGCTGGCTTTGTCTATAATCTTGTTGACTTTATTCAGGATCGTGTCGGGACGGTCCTGTAGTTCCAACCGAAGCGAGTGCATATCGTCGCCGGTAGCAAGCTCTTTATCCGCAAATAACGTGTCAATATCGCGTTTGTCGCCCGCCGCCCTAAGCTTAGCTATGTACTGATCTCGGGCAGTATTGCGTGCCCCCACAGTTTCAAACTTACGCATCTGGTGATCTGCGCCATCGCCAAAGCGCAACCAGTACTTACCCGGGCGGCTAAGGGGGAAGTAACGTTTCAATTTCGCTAGTTTGCCAAACTGAGTCTCAACTTCTTTTGTTATCTGCTCCTTGAGCGCATCGGGCAGCGTCGAATCTTTTATATTCTGTAGAGTATATTTTAGCTGCTCGCTCTTCTGCGTATCAAAGAAATCGAAGATATCTTTATAGAGCGTCTGTGCCTGTTCAGGTAGTGTCTTCCATACGTCGTATAGCTCCTTAACGGACCTAGACGCATCTTTGGGCATAGTCTCATGCAGATCAACCTGTTCCAGCGTAGAGCCAAGAACAACATTCTCTAAGTTTCTGAAGTCATTACCCTTAGCCTTAGCTTGATAAGCTGTAAGCCTTTCAGAAATCTTGCTGCCAGCGAAGATAAGCCTATGGCGCAACGTATCAGCACCATCAAAGGCGGTTCGCAACGCATCAATGTTATTTATTCTGTCCCCGGCAAGTGCTTTAGCATTACGGAATACATCTTCCGTAGGCAGGGTGAACAAGTATCTACGGCGAGCCTTGGTGTCCCGGAACTCCTCGTACTTCTTACGCAGGAAACTGCTAGCCTGTTTTGCACTACGAGTCTTGACCGTAAGAGCCCCTGTATTATCGGCAAGCGCCTCTGGGCCACGGCTTTCCGCTATCTTATCTATGGCAGTCCGGGCTTCTTCGATCTTTTGCGGGGCCTTCTTAGCAGCCGCGTTCCACTGGGCGTTATACTTCCCCACCGTCACTTCGCCGTTGGGCCCAGTAGTCTGGGTTTCCATCGTTTCACGCGCCGCGCTGCGAAGGATATCCTTGGGGTCAAGGATACGCTTGAGGTAATCCAGCGGCGGCATACCAAGTACACGACGTATCGTGTTGACAAGCCTATTCCAAACTGAGGTACCCCGATCCTGCATACGCTTAAGCGTGTCCCGGAACTCGGGGTTGGACAGAGCCTCGGCTACAAACTCGTGCGCGGCAGTAAAGCCGTAAGACTCGTCTTTGGGTGCTGCCTTCTGGAACCGGTTGAATATCTCTTCGATATGCTTACCAGCTGGCGTACGCCGTACTAGAGCCTCTTCTGTGGCTGCATGGACAAGCTCATGCAACAGGACCCTATCCGTATCTGATACGTGCTCAGCACCGAAGACGACCTGCTTGTTATTACGGTCAAAGTATGCGGGGCGTTTTGTTCCTTCATATCCTTCTGGGATTTCTTCCGGGGGCGGGAACTCCTCTCCAGCCCGCATATCACGTATAGTTACATCGTTTGGCACAGTCCTACGCAGCGCACGGGCTAGTTCGCGGGCCTCTGGGTCTTTGCTGTTCTCTTCGATGTGCTGAAGCAGAGACTGTACTGAACTCCCGGACTTAAACTTATCCATAGTGCTGACGCCGTTTTTATCAACGGCACCCGCTACCAGTGCTGGGTCTCTTTCTTTGCCCCGCACTTCTTCGGCCATAAGTTTTGTATATCGCCCGAGATCGCCTTTAGGCGCACCATGCTTACGAAGGTTTTTATTAGCTTCTATTACAGTATTAAGAGAACCGCTAAGCTTCTGGGGTGAAACTCCCGTCTGCTTGGAAAATTCCATAAGCCTGTCATGGTCGCGCTGGTTTATATCCCCACGATCAAGGGCGTTTCTAATACGCTGCCTAGCGCCAGCCACCGTCTTGGTGGCAGCTTGTTCGGTTTTGTAAGTAACGCCTTTATCGCTCTCGGCAGGGGCAGGACCTTCACCGGGCTTAGTGGGTTCAATACCATACTTGCGAACATCAGCTACGCGCTGACGACGCTGTACAGGGTTTTCCTGCTGTTCATGCGCTGGGTCGTAGTAACGGCTTTCCTCCGCATACTCACCTGAACGCACCATGTCCCTTAGGGTTTCTAAGTTAAGCAGAGCTTCTTTGACGTTACCCACTTTAAGGGCATCGTGGGCATCGCGGCCAAGCCACTGAACATCGTTACCTACAGGTTCAGGTTTAGCTACCATTGGTTTCTTAACGCCGCGTATATCCAGAAGACCTTCGCGCAAATTCTCCGGCACCATATCGTGCACGCGCTTAACTGCATCTACTGCCCGGTCTATTTCGGGACCTATGATAGAAGTAACCTGCTTTGGGTCTGTAACTCTATCACGTGTAAGCGCACGTACATTTGCGACAGCATCGCCAACTAGATGGTTAATAGAGCCAAGATACTCGTCGCGTTTCGCCGCTAGTTCACTAGGCTTGAGAATTTTTCCGTTTCCAGCTTCCGTAGTAGCTGTGCCAGTATCTCCCAGTCCTTCTCCGGTAGGTTTAGCAGTTTCGGCGGTAGGTCTTGCGGTGACATCTTCCCGGCCAGCAGCAGGAAAGCCAGACTGACCTCCTTCAGTTCCAGTTCGCCCAACGGCCCCTTTAGGCTGGAACAATTCCATCTGTTCATCGGGCGCACCTTCCAGCATCCTAGCTATGTTAAGACGGGCTTCCTGCCCAACCTTTTGGTTCTTTGTAAAGTCTACAAACTGCTGGCGAACCGCAGG